TACTCTTCATACACATCTGGCGAGATAAATCCACATCTTCCGTATCCTCTCATCTGGGAGGTGCATTTTTCCTATGTGGATCCTACATACACACCTGGCACAGACTCTTCCACTGGCAGTTCTGCCGCCAACGCACAAACCACAAACACACAAACATACATCCACATCCACAAGTTACCGGGCGCTTGCGACTATCACACGCACGAGTTCACAATGCCCAGGACATACTACATCAACGGAGTGCCCTACTACCTTCAGAATGTCCACACCCAGGCAGAACTCACCTCTTACCAAGCTCATCAAGATTTCGACTACAAGCAGCATGGCGAGTGCGTCACAGTCTCTCTTTACGAGGACTCCAAATAAATAATCGCACGTTTAAAATGTCTGACGAACAAGTTGCAGTCGAGACTGCACCTACTTCTTTAGCAGAGCCGCAAGCCAGCTTCACAGCTGGAAACCTTGCCTTTAACTCTGCTGAGGCTAAGTACTACTTTTCGCACTTCATACAGCCCGTGACTATCCACCACACGCATCAGCGCGGCGAAGTTATTGCCGAATTTCCCATCGACCTACGCCTTCAACACGAGTTTCGTGAATGGGCACTTAATTACCTCGATTATAGGTTCGATGGCCTTGCTTTCGAATGGACCCCTGTCTCCCCAATGGGTACCACTTCCGGCATGGCTCAAGCGTATTTCATACCAGATCCCAATGTTTCTTGTATGCATGATACCACCGAGAAAGCTCGTCACCACAATCTTCTCCAATCTGCACGTGCTGAAGTCTCTGCAATGCTACGTCCTCGCAACGCCACAGCCTTCAATATCTCCACTTCCGGTACGAGATTCACTCAAAATGACAACATCCTTCGCTTCGGTTCATATGGCAAAGTTGTTATCATTGTACTCTCCCCTCCTCAAGTCGGCGATTATTGCGAATGGCACGTCAAGCTCTCAGGCGATCTTCTTCTCTCACGCCCCACTATATCCACATACAATCGCATCTACATCAAAGAAACCAAATGCAGCGGCCTCACTTTCGAAAACAAAGATGAAGAGCAACTCCCACGCTCTCTCAAAGCTACCGCCACATTCGATGCTTCAGATGCTCCACAACTCAACTTTACGCAAGCAGTCGTTTATTTCAACCGCAGGCTTCTGATTGAGTTCACACACCTCAAGACATCTTCTGGAGCAGTCGCGACAAACCGTGCATTCCACGTTTCACGCGGCAGACTCTTACAAAAGTATGATCTTGCTAACTCTAAATTTATCTACACACTCACCTTCGACGAATTGGACATTGCCCCATACCACACGTTCTTCAAAGGAGTTTCTTTGGCATCTGACCAAGATCTCTCTTTCACTTATGAAGTTCCCACGTATGACAACTTCCAGGCAGTCGCAGGTACATACCTCTAAGTAGGGTATCATGTCAGTCTGAGAAAAACTAATATTCAGATAGCTAACGTCCAGCGAAAACCTACATGACCCCTGCGTTTCTTACTTATTTTATTCAAAATGGAGTGCCTCTCCCGGCTTCAGCAGTGAAATGACGTTATGCTGATAAACCTA